TGTTGTGCCGCTAGCCTTCTCTGCTACTGTTCGTTCCCGGCTCCACGATCCGCAGTCTTGGCAGTGCAGCCTATGATACCGCGCTACCTTGGTGATGTGGTAGCCCCGACGTTGTACATGTGAACCCCCGCACGTAGGGCACCTAGAAACGTCTGTAAGGCCATCGTGTACTACGGTGCTAGGGTGGCTAGGTATCCAAGGCAAAAGACGCTTGTAGAGCTTCTCAAGCAGGAATACGTCCTGTTTATTGTACGTCTCCATGGTCTGCTGATCTTTCTTGTTGCCCGCCTCTACTCCGGTCCACAGATCCATGCCCTTGTGGTGTGTCTTGGAACCTAGTCCCAGCTGCTGGCACACGAAGTCCAGCTTGTTGGATACGAACTTGAATTGCTTACGCACGGTACGGTACAGGTCAATGCTCTTTGATGGACTCGGGGGTGTAAGACCGGCCAGCAGGAACTCCCTGTTAAGGGTTGGAAGATCGAACTTGTTGCCGTTGTATGTGATGACGGCATCCGCTTCCGACAGTACCTCGTGCATCTTCTGTATCATGGAATCAAACCCATCTTTCCATTGTGATACAAACACCATCTTCTTGTCGGATTCACCTACCCACTTGTATGCTGCGCATAGGGTGCGACCCGGGGCTTTGATCTGGTTAATAGAGATGTTCACACCATATAGGCCCCACACGGCTGCGGTTGTCGGCGATGTTTCAATGTCGATCAGGAGTATCTTCACTTGGTCTCCTCTTGTATCAGCATCTCTAGGTAGTTACACAAGTCCATAGCTTCCTCCTGTGCGTGGATCAACCACTGTTTTCGTGTGAGCCCCGCTCCCAACAGCGTAGTTCCATACTTGCTTTGTCCCCTCAAGCTCCGTTCTAAGAGCTTAGTGCGTACACGTTCTACGGATGTGTCATTCACTCAGCCACTCCTCCGGCACGGTACCGATTGCGTACTTGAAGCCATGGGCTGTTGCCCAGTCTGAGTACTTAGTCTTGCTACCTTTACGTATGGGGTTATCCCGCTGGAACACAAATCGTATATCAGCGAATGGATTGGATCTCTGTACGTGTAGCATCTTCTTGCGGGTATCGCTGTCAAGTAGTCCCTTTACCTCCAGAACAAAGCTGCGTCCCTTTACCGAGAAGTCTGGGGTATACACATGCACGCTCTCTGGTACAGTATAGTGCATCTTTTCCTTCTCGTACAGGTACTTGACTCCCATCTCCGTAAGATCGTCAGCTACTTTCTTCTCTAGCTTGGAGCGTACTTTGATACCCGTCTTGGTAGAGATCGTTGGTTGTGGATGCTTCTTAGCTGCCTTTAGCATTACGCTGTCCCTAATAGGATATCGTCGTTCTCTTCTAGCCAACGCTGCAGTTTTTGCAGATCCCCGGCATCCCACCCCTGTTCCAATGGGTCTAGAGTTATGCGTAAGTGTCCTGTGGTTGTGCGCCAAACTACACCGTATCTTTGACGAAGCGGATCTCCGGGGATATACTTTGCTAGCACGTTACCATCTACAATACCAAACATGATATCTACTCCTCTAGCTGGATAGCAAATTCGTACTGGTTGAAGAGCGCCGCGTCAGCAGTCATTATTTCACTGGGAGGATTGTGCAGTGGGCTATCTAAAATCCATTTAGGGCTACTTCCACCATATAGGCTTTTGAAGTATAGCAACCCTTCACGGTGGTATAAATCGGCCTCTGCTGGGTCAGTGATTACGCGCATCATGTCAGTGCAACCTCATGTTGAGGCAAGCAAGCCCCCGTATAGCAGCCGTCATCATCTTCTTCCCGTCTGCGTTGGTGTCGGAGATCAGCTTGTAAATAGCCTCTGCGCGAAGTTGATCTTGCATCTGTGGAGTACCGATGTACGCCATCGCCATAGCTTCCTCCCCGCCAAAGATAAAGATCACACCATCTTTGGGAAGCTCTACATCTTCTGGACGCATCGTCTGCAGCTCTGTCTCCATATTACGGCACCTTGATAAGATCTACTAGATCCTTGGCTGCCTTGACGTGCAGCAGATCGTCGTGGCTAACTTGCACTTGAGACTCTGCCAACTCCGCCACACTGCGCATAGCAGCTAAGCGTGTGTGCAACGCCATGACCTTGTGGTACGACTCCCATCCCATGTCAACAACTAGCTTGGTACGTGTACCGCCACGCCACAGAGACACAAGGTCCCACCAAGGCGGGGATACTTGCACGTACTCTCCGAGTTTGTTAGTGCCATCCTCCAACGTATCAGCAATGGTCTTGAGGTTACGGATGGGCTTATCGAGCAGGTCGAGTACCACTTGTTTATCTAGCGATATGTACACAGGATTACCTCGGTACGAATGGGGTGGTATCAATTACAACTGGGTAGCAGAAGCCGTCTTCATCTACTCCGTAGTCAGGGTCCATCTCCGCTTGACAGTGGATGCACGTTTCAGTGTAGTGCTCTCCAGCATCCGGGTAGGCTAGATCGTTCGGATCAATGTGTAGCTGTGTGCGTGGTGGAAGCACTACATCTGCAGCCCGGGCATTCTCGACTAGGATCTTCTTGGGCAGTCGGTGTTCTTTCTTGTTTGCTACTGCGTGGGGGGTGCTGTACTCACTGCGTGAGTGACTCATCTCTATTCCTCACTATAGTATCCGTAGTGCCCGAGCGCAACAGAGTTTGGATTGCGTCTCGGGTTCCACCAATCCGTACAGGATGTCACACAATAGCGGAGTGGAATCTCCGTGTAGTATTCAACTACTCCCAAATCCCACAACTCTTGCGCCAGCTTTACGTCAGTCACGGCTACAAAGGTGGTTGCCATGCATCCTCCTCTTTCTTCCAGATGTACAGCAGGTTAGCGTGCTCTGTCAGCACCGTATCGCCATTGCCGGGATACGCTTCTGCATACATCTTGCGGCACGTGTTGTACATCTCTTGCTCGTCACGGCACGCGTCAATGATCTTGCGTGCTTTGACTTTACCAATACCCGGGATTCCCCGAATGTTATCTGTTCTATCCCCTTCGAGCAACTGTATATAAAGGAATCGCATCGCCTCATCTTCCGGTACTTGAAACAGTTCCAGCTTCTTGTAGTTGTAGTGCCAGCCGGGGATTTGCAGCAGGTCTTTGTCGATGGCTACTATACACCGATTATCCGGATCTTTCAAGTACTCGATGGCTACAGTGTCATCAGCTTCCTTACCTTCGATGATCTTAGCACCCCACATATCCACGAGGTATTGGCGTACGTCTGGCAGATACTGTGGTTTCGGCTGGGTACGATTGCCCTTGTACGGCTGCGTCACAGCAATGGTATCCCGGAAGTTACTCTTACCCGTGAGGTACACCTGCATCTCCAAGCCCCTATCGAATACATCTTGGATAGCTTCCATCTGTTTCTTGGCATTATGCAAGGCAAAATTCAAGGGCTCGTCATCTTTGACGGCACCACTGGCGGCGTACGCAACGCTGTCACAGTCCACGATAGGTATGAATGGGTATCCCACTAGCTACTCCTCCAACAAGACTGCGTAGTATGCGGTCAGCCCGCTATCCACACACCATACAGATGGTGCCATCCGCCCCTCATTACCGGGCCTATAATCGTGAATAGGCACCCACGAGCCACTTTTGGGCACTGTTCCATCAGCGGTGCAGGCGAGCCACAACAGGCCCTGCTTCCACAGCTCATCAGCTCCTTCCATATCGGTAATGATCTGATACATGCCTACTCCTCAAGCATTAGGGCATACTTATAAATACCACGCCTAAAGTACTTTGGAGAGTACTCATCCATTGTAGTGGTGTCAACAACCCAGTCGTCTGTTTTGGAAGTAACCCCAAAGTACCGTTTTCCTTTATGGGTGTGGGCTACATACAATATGCCAGCGCGCCAGTAATCCTCTATACCGGGATCGTCGATAGAGATCTCTAGGAAAGCCACTAGTGTATCCTCTCTGCTTGTTGCTGCAAAAGAAACCCCCGACTAGCGGGGGCTCTTATGTCACGTTAGTACTTCAGTCCAATATTACTTACGACCGAACGGGTTGCTACCAAGAGGAGCCGTGCTGGCACCCGACGTAAGAATGAAGTGATCCAAGCTGCGCTTGGCCAGCAGCGGCAGATCTGCAATGCGCCAGCCCTTGCTACGCACGCTACCGCTGAGTGTAACCAGATCATCAGACACAGCAAAGGCATCCGGGATCTCATTCTCACCCAGCTGGAACGTACCGTCTTCCTTGAAGACAATCGGATACGCCAACCAAGACCAGCCCTTGTAGTTACTACCACCAAGAAAAGCGTTGAGCATGCGGGAGTTGGCGCAGTTGGTGCCGATGGTCAACTTCTGCAGGCGGTTCAGCGGCAGCGAGAGCGTATCTTGAATCAAGATCCACGGCTGCTTTGCCCGCTCTGCTGCCCAACGTCGAGTGGGTTCATCGGCTGATTCCAGTGCAGCAGATACGAAGTCATCCCACGTACGGACCCGCACAGCGCCGTCCTCTCGCGGAAGAGTAACGCCATTATCTCCGTAGCTTACACCAGATGGAGCAGTAGCGACGGGCGCCGCTACGGAGTAGGGGATAGACGCCGCAATGCTATTGTGCGTCAGGTCGATGTACCGGTCATCCAAGGCGTGGATCTGCTGCAGGCGGTCATTGATAGCTTCGACGATTGCAGCGGGGGAGTTGGTCAAATTTTGAATCTCCGTTGAGGTGATGCTAGCCATTTGTTTCTCCGAATAAAAATGGAACGTCCCTGTTCCGGGGCACCGTTAGGTGCTAAAGAAAGGTGTTAGCCCAACCAGATAGCTACGACACGCTCGTTATCTCGGCGCATCTGTCGTGCCTTGGTGCGGCTACCAGTAACTCGTGCAAGGTTTCCGGTCTTGGCATTCTTCAAGCCCCAGCCCTCCGGGGGATTGTCGTTACCCAGATCTCGGCGATACTGCTCGTTGTACATGTAGGCAGTAATGCCGGTAGTGTCGCACTTGGTGGGACGGGCAGAGAACATACCCTTCGAGTTGAGATACAGACGAACCTTAGTCGTTGCCATGCACATCCTCCAAAGCAATTACAGCCTTCAACAGCTGTTCTATGTTTACTTCCGCTTCACGTCCTTCGATGTCGATGACGCACTTGCCCTTCTTGACAAAGGCGCCACTGCGAAAGAAGTTGGTGATGGCTACGTCAGTGTCACTGTACATAGCCGGTACTCGTACTGCAATGGTGTTAGCCATGTGTTTCTCCGCTAGGAATTGGAGCCGGGGATAGGAGTCGAACCTACAACCTCCGATTTACAAGAACGGTGCTCTGCCACTTGAGCTACCCCGGCTAGATGGATTACTGTGGTCCATAACAATCATTGCGGGTGTTAGACACAGCAACTGCTCCATGAATAGCCGCAGATACTGCACTAAACATCCACGTATTCTCGTACGGACGAGATTGCAACCAGTACTCGAATCCGATAGCGACTACCTTAAGTCCTACCAGTGCACCAGTAGAAGGGTGCTTACCGAGGATTGGATTAGTCTCCTCACAACCAGAGCCGCTATTTAGTGACGTAGCCAAATCCGCTACATGAGCAATAGTAGAAGCAGTCCATGCCCACTTCTCCTTCTGAGTCCAGCTACCAACAAACATTCCTTGAACAGACTGCTCTACATCTGCCCGTGTAACAACATCTACTTCTGGTGGAGGAGCTACTGCCAAAGCTGCAGCCAGTGCAAGCGCAGTCAACATATTATTCTCCCTTAACTTCTTTAACCAATTCTACCACATCTTTGATCGTATTACCACCCTGTTCTACTTTGCCCGCATCGACAGTTACATTGCATTCATTTAGTTGCACTTGGATTCCAGCAGCGAGTACGCGTCCCGTATCTACCGTCAACGTACAATCATCTCCGGTCTTCTGGTACTTGTACACAGCATTTCCTGAGAGCCCCGCACAGCCCGTCATGCATAGGGCCGGCAGCGCTACAAGCGCCACTAGGACCGGGGTCCGTAGGGTAGCTAGGGCTACCGCATAAAACTTCCTCACAGCGCTTCTCCTTGCGTTCTAGGGCTATCGAATTGGGCAGACACCGCCCGCACATTCGGAGAGCCCATCATCGGTCGATGTATCAGCAGATTTCCAATCAACTCCTGTGATAGTGCGCGATGCTGCTACGCGGCTAGCATATTCTTCTTTAGTGATTTCCTCCAGTGGTGCCTGCACAAACCCGTGCTCTGTACGAAGCAAGAAGCTTAGGCTCTTAAAACTAGTGTTGTAGTTACTCAGCAGATACTCCCTCACAGCCGGAAGCTCGTCTGCTGAGTAGTACACAGTGCAGCTAACTGCGTTGTCACTCCACACAGACTGCACCTTCTTTACCCATTCCAACTGTTCGATGGCCGTCATGTCTTTGGCCAGCACCGTCCCTTCTGGGTAGCTAAACGGAAACTCCACTACTACTGTATTGTAGTCCAGCGATCCATCAAAGTTCTTTTGATACTCGACTGGGTACCCGTGTTGCTTGCACACTTCTACGAGACTGTGATCGGCGGCAATGCGCACTCGTCGGATCAAGTACTGAGCATACGCCGGGTGAACACCGGGGGTTACTCCGGGCAGCAGGCTCAATGTGCCCGAGGGCTTACACGTGGTAAGCTTAATGGACACCGGCCAACCGTGCTCCTTACTGTACTCCCGGTCGTATTTGCGCAGTTCTTTGTACACGTAGTTACACCACGCCAGCTTCTCCGGGCACTGCAGAATCCCAGTAATGCCGATACCCATCCGCATATGCTTATGAACAATGTCTTCCGTTTCTTTGTGATGGCACGGCAGGGATAGGCTGTGCTTGTTCACTCTGTACAACAGCTTGGCTACGTCCAAGAACTCCTCGGGATCGGAGATGTTGGGCAGGAAGACCTCAGCTAAACAGCACGTCTCATAATCCGCCAACGGCTGCTCCGCACACGGATTGAATCCACGCACCAACTTGTCCTTGTACTGTGTCTCCCCAAGCCTACCGCAAGACTGGCTGAGTTTGAGATTCACTACACCATAGGGCTCACTCTTACCGTTGTACGTATCCCAGAACGCTTGCGGAAGCAAGGCTACGTCGTTGCACACTACACTGTTATTGCTGTATGCCCTCCAGTTTGGCACATTACCACTGCTCCAGTCTTTTGCCTTCAGGTATTGTACATCATCAAAGTCTCCCAACGCAATCTGCGCGGAGCGCCTAACGTTTCCAGACACTACGACCATGCCAAGGATATTCATGATGTCAAGGCAATCAATCGGCCTTAGCTGCTTTCCTCTGCGTCCCTCAAGGATCTCACCAATGAAATGGATTCCTCGACACAGATCTTCTGGGCCACTAGCAGTTCCTCCGAAACCTTTAATTGGTGCACCCTTTCCTCGCACAAGCTGCGTGCTGTAGGAAAATCCGGGTGGTAGTTCGCTACTCTCGAACGCCGAAGTAAGGGTATGGCGGAGTAGAGCAACCCAACCCTCTCTTGAATCTGGCACGATAAAGTCTGCGCCAGCTTCGTCCTTTCTTGCAGGTCTAACAAAGGCTTCATTGACTGGTGGAAGTTTGTAGACATATTCCCTCTGTATGTTGTAACCCACACCACTACCCAGCATGAGCATGTCGAAGGCCCATGTGAACGGGCGGACTGGATGATCTACAGTGGTGAACGCGCAGTTCTGCAGTGACGGTAGTCCAAGACGATCCACTGTGCCCGCGCCAAGTTGCCACAGGAAACGTCCAGCAACCGTACCTTTGAGCTGCATCATGTAGTTGTATAGGCGCAGCTCTTCCTCTGGAGTAAAGCCCACATGTAGCTGCTCTCCGCAGGCAGTGACGACACGGCGGCACACGTCGTCCCACTCCTCGGATGCTGACTCCGGATTGTCTTCCTCCAGCCTACGGGCGTATGTTCGCTTAGCTACTAAGTAGCCAACCGTAGACCATGGCGGCACCATGTCTTTGTACGGCATTAAATCTCCTTGTCAATTTTGTAGGCACACTCTAGATCTTCTGGCATACGCATCACTTGTGCATATGGCACCCGCACACCAACATTGGAGCGGGACAGTGTAGACAGGTATCGCTGGCAGGAGTTGCGCTCCGGACATACGTAGTCATGTTGTTCACCCAAGCAACGCGAGGTATCAAACGGCAGACTCACGGCTTCTCCCTCTCTGGATGGTCAGCAAAGTACCGGGCGATCTCTGCATCCCAGCCTGCGTTCTTCCTGTCTACTTCATTGGCAATCTCTCGCAGCAAGTACGAGGGCCAGTACCCGCCTTTGGATAGATCTGGAAGGAACTCGTAGTGCCCAGATTCTGTAGCAACCAGTTGACCGAGCACTACTTCTCCAAGGCATACGTTGTTGTCTTTATCTATTCGCACCATCTTGCGATAGCTCACAGTACCTCCGAGTCGTCATCATCCGGGGACAGCTTAACCAGATCCGTAATCACCAGCTTCTTGAGTGAAGCGCTGATGCCTTCCTTGTTCTTCCACGTCCAAGACCACGGAGATACAGTAGCGATACCCTTACTACCGTTGCCAATGATGTCCGTAATCTTGGTGCCGTGCTGGTCCACGATCTCCATCGGCATGGTGCTCTTGCACACAACGAAGTTGCCCTGCTCCGGCTTGTCCTCACGGAAGCGGACGGGGATACCCATGCCCTTGAGGTTGGTTACTGCCGCATCGGACAGATTTCCAAGAGTAAGCTCGTACTTTCCACTCATCTCGGATACCTTGGTGTGGTAAACCCAGAACAAGTCACACGCCATCTTCACGATAGATCCATTAGCCATTTGTATTTCTCCCTATGTAGTTAACAAAGTCGTTGTGTTCCCCAAAATGGGAGACACCATTTTCATCTGTCCAGTTTGGCATCGCCTCATCCCGATAGCTCACAACCCCTCCTTCGGCCACAGGACGCCTTTCACGGCGTCGAACATGGCGTGGCCAATCGCGCTTTCGTCTGCCATCGGATAACCACGGCAGTATCGCGAAATCCGCTCGCACTCCTCCAGCGTAGGCTCGCGAATCTCGGCGACTGGCGCGGGTGTTTGTGCCGCCCGCTCCAGTTCGGCTAGCGCGTCCTTGAGAGCGGCAATATCGGCGGACTGCTGGCGGATGGCTCGGAACGTGTGAGATTCCGGCGTGCTTACCGATACCACGGAGCCGCCTACTGAAATTTCAAGGCGACCACCTTGGTTGATCTGGAATTCGTATCGGGCGCTCATTGGCCGGCCTCGCGGGCGCGGAGTGCGGCGTCTGCGTGTTCGTACGCGATTCGAGCGCACTCAGTTGAGGTCCTCAGTCGCGCGTCTTCGTTGGCTAACAGGCCCTGCATCGCTAACCCCGCGAAGTGGTCGCGTAGGGACATTCCCTCTTGCCCATTTCGATTGGCGCTATTTGGAACCGGATACGCCGGTCCGCCATCATTTACTGTTGCGTCTGTAGTGTTCATTGGTCCTCTCGTCCCGGACATGCTGCTCTGACTCGTCGTTCGGTTGCTGCATTCTTAAATCGTATCAGGCCACACCTATCACAGACTAGGTAGTGGACGTACGCCAATCCGATTGGGCGGAACTGGTGTGCCTTAGTTGCCCTGCTCCTTGGAGCGGGAGACGGGTGAGGTAGATCGTACATCGTTAATTCCCGTCGTCGGCACACGACACTGCCATAGAACCAGCACGCTCCAGCATCTGCTGTACTTCTTCGGCATACGGCTCCAGCTTTCGGGCCTGCTGCTTGGCATCGTAGAACTCCCCGGTCTGGGCAATAACTGCCGCTTCAAAGGCTCTCCACTGTTCTCCGCTAGTTGGGAGCTTGCCACTGAGAAAGAACTCGTGGTGGTGTGGGTAGTTACGGTTGTCTCGATCACACTGCAGCCGGCCAGTAACTACCGAGCGGCCAATGGCCCGATTGAAATGGTCCCGCTGAGATACGATGGAATACGCCGAGCGGACCTTGATGCGATCTTCCAGTTGTTCGGCAATGTACCCAATGGTCAGCCCGTGATCCGGGCGGTGAATGTATTTGACGTTCATGCTACGTCTCCTCGTGGAGTTTGATGTTCTTTCCTGTACGGCTTCTTGAACAGCTTCCAGTATTCGTCGATACTGACCAGCACACTCTCTTGTTCTTCACTGGCCCACAACACTTTTTGAATCATACGTTGCGTGGTAGACTTCAACCACCAATCCATATCGTAGTAGTAAGCTTCATGTCCAAACCACGGACTTTGACGTGCCCGCTTCCACGCCTCTTCAAAGGTACGAGGACGCGACTTCTTCCACCACAGCATGCCCGTAGTTACTGGAACATTCAGTGCGTCGTTAACACGATGGGCGAAGACTTCACACATGCCCTCCTCTTCGTAATCCAACGCGGCCTTTAGTCGTGGCACTGCCCATTCCGAAGGTACACGTACGTACCCAATAGGAAGCGTGTCACTCATATGCTAGTCCTCAATTACGACAGTACGAGAGTGCCCGTCGGTGCTGCGTTCACTAAGACCTAGAAGATTACGCAGTTGTTCTTGCGTAGATTTTTCACCCCGGGATACGCCCTCTTCAATGCCCACCGCATACATGGCCTGCAAGGCTGCTTGTACCGTATCTGAAACTGACGCGCTAGCTTGGAAGCGGGCATAGAGATTGTAGTTTACGTATAACTCGTATGTGTGCGGCAATGGCTTGTACCCGCAAGGTTCATACGCTTTCATTTTTGATAGTAGGTCTTGCACGTCTTGAGGTAGTGGCGTCGGTGCTATGGCTGCCTTAATACTCATCGGTCGATCTCCACTTGGTTAAGTTCATCGCGTGCAGCATTCAATTCGCGATATGCATCTGCCAACTCCTCTTCGAGAGTGAGTATAGCACGTTCCAACTGTCCGATCTCATCCTCCAGATCCATGACAGTTGACTCCAGTTCATCTACCTTGTTGTTGCAGTACTCTGCGCTAGCTTCAGCGACAAGTCCTTCTGTCACTACATCGTACAGGAATCCGTAGTGCTTGCCCAGTTCCTCGACGGCATCCGGGTATCCGAGGTAGCACCTATTTACCAGCTGAATCAGTTTATGTTTGTCCATAGCAATCTCACTTGTCAATGATGATCTTGAATCGAGTCCGTGTATCCGGGTCGTACATCACAGCTCCCTCCGGTCTATCGTATCCCTTAGCTGCTAAGGAGCCTTGCTCCCGCAGGAAGTACCGCGCCTCCTCAATAGTTGTCACGGGCAGGATAGGTACTACATACACGCCCTCCGGGGGCTCGTGATGCTCGTTCCATCGACGCGTGTCGAACAGGGAGAAGCACTTGTGGTCCAAGCCGTACGTACGCTGGATGCCTTGTCCCCACCACTCACCGTAGTGGTATCCCACCCCAAGCCCCGCAATCAATTCGTCCTTGCGGTCGTATGCCCACTTGGCAAAGCCGAAGTTGTCATCCCCCGGTACAATCAGGCGGGATCTGGATTGGCACGCAAACTCCCCGTCCTCTGTAACAATGATGCACGCATTGGTGCCGTCAATTTTCTCAGTAAAGATGGGAGTACGTCTGTTCTCTACACGAGTAATCTTGGGCCACTCTTTGAATTCGATCACAGCTCCTCCTCTTCCTGTTGCGTAACAGTACCGGCAACCGGGGCAATCTTGGCCGGGGTCGGCCCCACGAATTCCTTCCAGTCAATTACATTGTGGTAGAAGCGCCGAGTCAGATCGTTGACCAGCCCCAGCAGTAGGTCGTGCTTGACAGCCCACGTATCCTTGGCCTTGATACCCGCCGCATCCGCTTGCAGTAGCAGCTTCGTTACTTCGATAGCATCCTTGCGAGCGCTCTGAAGAACGATGCTATTCTGCCGGGAGTCTTCTTTGCTAGCGTAGGTAACACCCGTGGTCGGGGCCTTTTCAATAGCCGTAAGCACCGCAGTAGCAGGTGTGGATTGCGCAACATCGTGCTTCTCCATAGTACCCGGGCGGACATTCGTGAACTGCCCATTGCGGATCACCGAGAACTTCACACAGTCACCGGCTACAAACTTGGGCTTGGTCTTGCCGTGGCCGTACCGCTTGCCGTTAATCTCCACATCGTACATCTCACCATATGCAGTAGTGCGGGAGGTAATCTGTTCGATGGCACCAATCACAATGTCTTCGTTACTCACAGCAAATCTCCATATTGTGCAGCTAGGCTATCCCGAAGAGAGAACGCAGCATCTTCATCCACTAGATCAAATCCAGCATCACGCTTGTCCCACGCGCCTTCTTTGTATTCGAACTTAGGCTCCGCTATAGCACCGCCAATATCCATAATAAAATGTATGCACGGGAATCCATCCCCTGTTTGTGTGGCCATAACCACCACCTGATTCCCATTCCGTTCAAACAGTTTTGCAAACTTACTCACTTAGTAGTTCCTCATATCGGTCAAGCAACGCATCTTGAATAGCCAGCAACTCTTCCTCATCCCCGTACCGCAAGCGAAACGCTCGTGGCTTAGCTGCTAGGCTGGGTCCGTGTACCTCTTGGTACTCGTCGATCTTTCGTCCCTCTGGAATAACTCCCCTGTGATGGAATGGACATAACCCTACCGTTGCCGTGTGCCCAATACGCCTACCTCCGGATAGCAGGTGATGTATATCGCACGGAACATCGGATACGCCATCTAGCAGACAGGCTACGCAGCCCAGCTCCGTGATCCGTTTGAACCGCTGCACTTCTTTGGTTGTTGGTTGTATCAATCAATCCTCCGTCCTAGTCTTCTAGTACATACGCAAAATCATTTATGCACCACTTGATATCAGTAGGCTCGTGCTGCTTGTCTTGGTATGCTTTCCTGATGTTGTGTCGTAGGGTGTCGGGATCTTCACATGGTTTCCATAGACCTTGGTTGCGAGGGATAGCGATGCTTCCGTTTCGGTACAGGAGCCCAGCGTCCAGCAGTTCCAATGCGTGTTCTACTGTGGCAGGTACTACGTATCGGGGCATATCAATCCTCCAGCAGATAACCGATGTCGCCCTTGATGTACTGATTCGGATCAGGATTCCAAGCTGGGTCGTACATCTGAGTAATATAACGCCCTATAAAGTTAGCCGCAAGAACCCACGCCGGGCACGTTCGTTCTGGAGATGTGTCTTGGTTCATGTACAACAGGCCGAGATCGAGCAGGGTGCGGGCGTGTTCTTGTGTTTCTGGTGATACGTATTTGCCCATATCAATCCTCCAACCGTATGCGCCACTCATTCTTCTTCCAAGAACTTTCCGATCGGTACTCGTTAAGCAGCGCTTCCGGGGACCAGTGAGCACTGACTAGAGAGTACGTGGATGGATCGTCCGCTTTATCATTTGTCTCCATGCAGAACAGCAGCATCCCTGCTTCCCAACATACAAGCATCTGCTCCGCGTTTTCTACTGGTACTAGTCGATATCCCATCAGTCCTCCAACAACACGGCAAACTCCGACCTTACGTCAGAGCAGGCAACGTATTTAGAAGGCTCATTGCCTTTGGGTGATGACCATGATTGCGGAGTATCTAGCCACCAGTCTCCCCAGTTGGAATCTTTGTCAATGTAGTCACGGCACCATAGAAGACCGGCGTACCATAACTCGTCCATTTGCTTAGGGTCTGTAATTAGTTTGTACATGTCAATCTTCTAACTCCACGAATATATCCTTCCACGGATCTTTCTCTTCGTCCATCAGGAATCGGCCTAGATTGAACGGCTCGATGGTTCCGTCAGAATCCTCCATCCATACGGGGGCTACTTCATTCATGGCTACCGCTTCCTCGATTGACAATGACCTTCTGCTTTCGACCGTCTGATGTTTTAACCACTTGGAAAATAACCCCGTCGTGTGTGGATTGATATGTCACCTCATCGCCTGTTCCCCAGTGACTACCCAGCTTAGCACCTATGCCCAACTCTACGTCACCCAGATCATACTTGTACACTCGCAAGAGGAAGTCACGGCACCCACTAGTCAGCGCCCACGTACTCATACGCAACCACTCCTCTGCTGCCTCCGGCTTTACGTACGACACGATGGAGTCGTGTACTTGCAAAACCATACGCACACCTTCGGGTTGATTATACCACATGAGCAGCATGGCAATGGGGATAATCTCAGCAGTGGCGGCTCCCTGCACCGGAAAGTTATAGATGTCGCGCATCCTATTGCAATACCCGCGACTGTCGATGCTAATGTCCGGGAAGTTATAGATCAATCCCATTGGACTACGTACTTGTTTTGTAAGTAACGCCTCCGCTACCCACGCATCTTGCATCGCGTTGATTACGTGGTACTTTTGGCGGAATGCCTTCTGATATTTCTTGTCGGTAGGTGTCCCGCCAGTGGCACCGTATAGTGGACGGAACGTAAATTCTTTCGCATCTTGGCGAGAGCATTTGTACACCGCAGCAGTAGCACTGTGGATGTCATACAGTGACTCAATCTCTGCTAGAGCAACTCGGTCGCCAGACATAGACGCAGCTACTCGAAACTCCAGTGCAGATCCGTCCACTTCTCCTACGTCGTATCCGTGTGGGGCTTTGAACAAATGCTTCAGTGAGCGAGGAATGTTCTGGCCTTGAGCTTTCTTATCTTTCTTCCACAAGGAATGCCTAAAGGGTACACCAACAGAGCTAAGCCGGTGTGTTGAAGTGGTACCTTGCCTAATCTCCACCCACATCTTGGAATCATTCTCATCGCATAGCCCATAGAACAATTCCAAGTTCTTGGAGATTAGGGTATTCAACGAGATGTATTCAGAGATCAGCTTCTTGAACTCGCGCTGCTCGGGGGTACGTGCAACTAATTCTTCGAGTACTTCTTCCCTTACGGAAGGTGCACCAGATTCCGTCTTTGCGGTGCACGTAAATCCAAGAGTGCCATATACGTAATTGGCCAGTTGCGGACGGCTGTTGATATTGATGCCTCCCGTCATTGTGTACAATGCGCGAAGGATCTCTTCTCTGCGGGCTGTTGCCTTTTGGTATTCGGAATCTACAAGCTCTTTATCCAAAAGCAAATGCTCACGCTGCATGTCAACGAGCATCGGTGTCATCATTGACCTACAATACTGCACGGCTACCAGACTGTGGAAGGGTGCGCTCTCTTCCAAGTACGTAGCAGTATCTGTATTGCTAGCTCTTAAGCTCTTATGCTCTTTAGCTTTTGATCTTAAGCTTTTGATCTTAAGCTCCAAGAGCTGTAGCTTAAAGCTTTTAGCTGTAAGCAGTACATCATTGGTGCATCGTTCCACTAGTGCACTGAAGGGGATCTCTGATGCCTTAACTCCATTGAACAATACAGTAGTCCACTCGGACTTAACCCCTACTGAACGACGTGCTGCCATCCCCTCTAGGCTAAGCTGCCCCGGATGCGCGGGCATTCCGGCTTGGAGCACCCACTCACCAAGCATCGTGTCGTACACCACCACCTGCCGCAAGTCCAAGCCGAACTTGGCCAGCCACCCCAGCTCGGCTACCGCATTGTGGGCTACCAAGAACCCACCAGCGGAGCACACACTCTCGACCTTGGCTACCAGATCGTACATAGACCCCGACGCTACGGCCTGCGGATGCCACGAGAAGGCCCCTACGTCGCTCTCCAAGGCGTTTTCAGATACAGGCCGGTAGTAGGGTAGCACCCCGGGTGCCAAAAGCCCCACAGGGGCTAGCTCCCCCCCATCCCAAAAAGCGTATACGCCGTCCTGTGAGTCCGGCTTGAACTCGGCACTGATGCCCAAGACAACCTTGCCATCGGGATCACGCGGGTGTCCGTCGAACTCCAAGTCCAGCACGAGGTAGTGGCCGGAGTCGTATACCGATGGATCTAGATCTATCATTCGTGGCACGTCCTACTCCTCAAGTAGTAAAGCGTATCGGTACTTGTCTGGTGGGCAGTTGCTTGGCATGCAGCTGGGATGGGTTGAGGTATCAAGAGCCCAGTAGTCATCCGGCACCGGTTCTCGCTCCTCGCTGAAGTCGCACACGTAGTATATCAGACCCAGATCCCACAGGCCATCCGCCTCTTGCAAATCGGTTATCTCTTTGAACATATAATTAGTCCTCGGCCATGTATCCATACGGGCCCCAAGAAAGACTTCCGCGAATCCATTCCTGCATGTACCATTCTTTCGATAGATGCCGGCTGGGAGTACCGCAGTTGCCGTGTGACCCATGCAATAATCCGGCAGACCACAGTTCGTATATGGTATCATAGTCTGTGACTTGTATAAACTTGGTAGCCATTACTCTTCTACCTGTATAGCGTGATCGCACGAGGACCACGACAGACTGGGCTTACACCAACCCATCCCTTTAGCATGCGTAGTATCTACCTGCCAGCCTCTGTCATCTTGGCTCCTGTATTTCCACCACAGCAACCCAGTAACCCATAGCTGGTCGGCAGTCTCTGGATCTTTGATAATCTTGAATGCCATTAGTCCTCCAGAATAGACGACGTGCCACGATCAATGCTGACTGCTTGATCCCACCGAGACCGGGTTCCGTTCTGATGCGCCGCCACTTCGGACAATTCCCCGGATTCCATATGCTTTAAGCAGGCTAGACAGAATGTACGCAACTCTTCCATAGTACTATTTCCCTTCATTGTGTTCGCCCTGTGTGATATCACCCACACATTACTACTACACCGGAGTTCAATCAAGTACAGAAGATATATCCTTAACTATCTTTACGGCAGAATCCCAACGCTGGCCTGACAACTTGTTTTTACAGGTACTGAGATGGCGCATATCCGACTTCTCATACTGCGCGTTTCCTCCGACACCAATCATCACATCCATCTGTGACGGGATGCCCGTGTTGCTGCTATCCACGTCGCCTTGATCGAGGATCAATTTGTCTGTCCCGCTATCTCCAGCCTGTGTGATAGATATTACTAACACACCCATTTTCTTGCCAATGTTACGCATCTCCGTAGCTGCCCGCTCCAGCTGCTCCGTCCGAGTACCCGCCCTCACGTGTAGATTGCGGATCTGGTTGACGACAATGAAGTCTGGCTTCTCTGTCTTGACAAAGTATCGAATCTCTCCGGGCGTGCCGGGACTCAGCGGCTGTACTCGTATGTTTCCTATGCCGTTGTCTCGGGCCTTCTCTTGCGCCAGCCGGGGGTTACTCCGGATAGCGTCCTTGTTCATGCCACTTAGGTTGCACCACAAGCGCAAGCGGGTGTCATCAGTGCGGTCCTCGTTCTCGAAGAAGATTCCCTTGTGCCCACTTCTGGCCAGACCAGCGCTGATGTTCAAGCTTATCAATGATTTACCCATCTCCGGCCTGCCAAACACACAGATATGATGTTCCTTGCGGGCACCTCCATCGAGCGCCGCATTCAAGCAGCCGGGCATGATGGGCATCAAGCCTTCCTTGTTGAACCGCTCTTGAATCAACGCAGTAAGCTCCGGCTCTTTCTCGAAGTCGGCTACGTCGTTCAGCTTAAGGTACTCCTCCATCAAATCACAAGCACCGGTACGATCCGTCGATGCCAACGTCGCAGCAAGCTGCCGAGACAGCGCATCCTCCTTGTAAATGCGGAAGACTTCCTTTACGTTCTTGGATGACACGTCGGGTGCCAGCTTAGCTGCTATGTCGAGCACTGCCTTTACATCTGGAGCGTGCTTCGGATTGCCGAGACCCGCAATGATCTGGTCACACAGTGTGTCAATGTGGATGTACTCGGCATTGGTATCCACTTGGTAGTAGCGGGCAATGCCGGCAAGAATGAATCCCGTAATGGGATCTAGAGTGCGCAACGATACGTTGGGATAGATCACATCGAATGCCGTGCGATCAACGAGCATTGCCGCTAGAATTTGTGGGGTCATGTGTTACTCCTCGTCCCTATGGGACTTTACGAAGGTTACTCTTCGAGCATAATGCCGATACGAAAATGTGTGGAAGTCCAACGCAGTCTAGCTAGAGTGTCAGTATCGTGCTCCAATAGGCTTAGTAGATCGGATGGAAGTGGCGTAAGATAATCGTACCCAGTCGCTTCTTCCCAGAGCAATCCATCTCGTGCCATATCCCGCCACAGTTCCGGATCATCGGGTAGTTTTACTATACGTGCCACTGCTATTCCTCCAACTGTATTCCGTAGTTGTTGTGATCGGTATCAATGCTGGGATCGCCACACGTCGGATCAGCGCAGTTACCGAATACCCACTTACCGCCCACTAGGTACCTGTACCACAGAATGTCAGCCAGCCACCATTCGTGGGCTTGCTCCAAAGTCTCAGCTACTACAAATGCCATGGCAATTACTCCTCTAGACGAATGTAGAATCCCCCTCCGGCATTGTTTACTGGAAAATTATCAGGCGAGTAGTGGTCCCACGCATCGCGGAACGCCATAAAATATTTATCGTCTAGCTTAGAGCGCCACAGAAGAGCGTCAGCCCGGAGTAGCTCGTACGCAATCTGCGGATCGGTTATATGCTTGTACATATTATTCCTCCAACCTAAGAAAGTGCCGGTACTCGGAGTGTGTTGTGCTGTCCCAATCCGCCACACGCGGCCAATTTAGCGCTGTATTCTCCTTGACGTATGTCCAGTGGGCCTTACCAAAGCGGACTGTATTGTAAGGCCGGCAGTCGTGGTAGACGAGACCGC